CAGGTAACGGATCTAGTGGTGCTATATTTGTAACATACTACGAGATAAATGTATAATGACTAAGCGTGGATTTTACTTTGATAGCGACAGTATCATTGAGAACGTTGTTGTTTTTGATGACGATGAGGTTTTAACTTCAAGTCAAAAGTTTGAAGAAGATGTATCAGGTGTAGCTGAGATAGGTAAGTACTTTGACGTTGCTCAAAACTCAGTATACTTCCTTACTTCTCCTATAAATGGTTGGGTACTAAACACAACTACTTGGGAGTATGAGCCACCTACACCAAACCCATCAACGGAGTTAAACTTCTACGACTGGGATGAGTCTTCTGAGTCATGGTCTTTAACTGAGACAAGGAACACAGTTGATGAAGAATGGCAGGTTGTTTAATGGATACCTTGACCACAGAGAAACTTGAAGCCATGCTTGATAGGGCCGCTAAGAAGGGCGCTAAGCAAGCTCTGTGTGACTTAGGGTTATCTGACATGGATGCAGCTAATGACATTAAAGAGTTGCGTAGTTTGTTAGACTCATGGCGAGATACTAAAAAGAGTATATGGAAGACACTAGTACAATTAGGTACAGTTGCAGTACTGACATTCATAGCTACTGCTGTATGGATGCAGGTAGGCAAGTAAGGATAAGATAGATGGCAAAACGCTTTTCAGGATTTACACCAGAGCAATTAGGTAAGATTGACCCCTCTTTAGCAGGTAAGCAATCAGACGAACAGAGTGCTATGATCTCTGCCAACCCAGCTTTAGCTGCACGTGTAGGTAAAATGGCTATGGCTGCACAAAAGAGATTAGATAACCCCACTAAAGGATTTGCAGAGGGTGGTACTACTGGTCAATCAGCCTTAGATTCTGCACAACAGGCTTTTGCTGATGCACAGACTAGACTGCAAGAAGCTATGGCAGCTTCACAGGCAAAACCAGAAGATCAAGGATTAGCAGACGCTGTAGGCAAGGCACAGGCAGCAGTAAATGCAGCACAGGCTAAGATGCAGTCTGCACAGTCCTCTATGAGAGCTACAGACTTGCCTACAGGGGCAGAGGCTACTAAAGCTGCTATGACAGGTGATATGACCACCACTACAGATGTAGCTAAGACAACAGCAACTCAAAAAGAAGAAGGTGAGATTGCAGAGGGTGTAGGTCAAGTAGGTGAGGTAGCAGATGTAGCGCCCACAGTAGCTGCTACTGCACCTGATGTATCAGTACCTGTGCAAAAGGAAGCCGTAACATATGAGGCCTTACCTGCCTCTGCTTCTACAGAAGAAATAATGAAACGCTTAGAGGCTGCTACAGGCAGACCCAGCGCTGATGCCATTGCTGATGCAGCTACTATGGACCCGCAGGAATTAGCTCAACTAGGGTTAAGTGCTGCACAGATCTCAGCCGCACAACGTGTAGAAGAAGTACCAGATCGTAAGCTTGAAGAAGGTGAGATGATCGAAGGCGCTACCGTAGACATGGAGCGTGTTAAGGCAGAGACTAACTTCCAAGCTGCTACAGGTTCACCCTCTAGTGATGCAACTGTTCAAGGTCAACTTACAGGCTTGATGGAAGACTTTGAAGGTAAAGAACCTCCTGCTTGGGCTGCAGGTGCTATGAGAGCAGCTTCTGCACAAATGGCAGCTAGAGGTTTAAGTGCTTCTAGTATGGCGGGACAGGCTCTTGTACAGGCAGCTATGGAGAGTGCTTTACCTATTGCACAAGCTGATGCTACAGCCTTTCAGCGCTTTGAAATGCAGAACCTGTCTAACAAGCAGCAGTCTGCTATGTTCGCTGCAGAGCAACGTGCTAAGTTTTTAAACCTAGAGTTTAACCAAGAGTTTCAAGCTCGTGTAACTAACGCCGCTAAGATCTCTGACATTGCTAATATGAACTTTACAGCAGATCAGCAGGTTGCACTAGAGAATGCTCGTATGGCACAATCTGTAGACCTAGCTAATTTGAATGCTCAGAATGCTAAGGTATTAGCTGACTCAGCAGCTATGTCACAGCTTGATATGGCTAACCTTAATAATCGCCAGCAAGCACAGGTACAGAATGCTAAGGCTTTCTTGCAGATGGACATGCAAAACCTATCTAATGAACAGCAAACAGCTACATTTAAAACTCAGCAATTAGCTAATGCTCTTTTGTCTGACACTGCTGCAGAGAATGCCTCACGTCAGTTTAATGCTTCATCAGAGAATCAGACAAACCAGTTCTTCTCTAATCTCACTGCACAGATATCTCAGTTTAACACTGAACAGTCTAACGCAATGAATCGCTTTAATGCAGGTGAAGAGAATGCTATTGCACAGTTTAATGCAACACGAAAAGATGTACGTGAGCAGTTTAACTCTACTAACTCTTTAGTTATTGCACAGGCTAATGCTCAGTGGGCACAAGCTATTACTACTGCAGACAATGCTGCACAGAACCAAGCAAACCGTGATGCAGCTATGGCAAGTAATCAATTTACTGCTACTGCGTATAACAACATACTTCAACGAGAGCGGGATGCTATTAGCTACGCATTTAAAGCTACAGAAGGTGACCTCGACAGAGAAAACAGACTTGCTATACAATCTATGCAATTAGAAGCGGATATGGCGTCTGCACAGGCTCAAATAGATGCTGGTAGAGGTAGAGGTTGGGGCACCTTTTTTGCATCTGTAGCACCAGAAATTGTATCATGGGCTTTAAAATAATAGGATTAGTAATTATGGCAAGTTTATTTCAGAGTAGTAAAGATGTATACAGGCAGCAAGTTGAAGCTCTTGAAAGCATGGCTGAAACAGAAGAAGTTACTCAAGGACTAGGATCTAAGTCTGAAGAAGAGTACAACTGGCTGCAAGGCTTTATGCAATCTATGAAAGCTAAACGCGCTCAGCGCTCTAGTGAGATAGCAGAGAGCTTAGAGCCTACACCCGTCCCTACTATAACTGAGGAAGATATTGTAGAGTTTGAGGCTGGCATGAAGAGTAGTGACACCTCTACGGATATGCCACCAGAGTTTGTAGGCGGTCGTAGAACTACCTTTGACTCAAGCCCTACACCGGAAGCTTTAAAGCAACCTTCTAGGGAAGAAGCACCCTCAGTAGACACAAGTAGCAATAAGGCTTTAGATAAGCCTCCTGCAGATGCACCGGATGCTAAGACCCCTATGCCAGCACCACCAGAGGTGAAGGAAGGATCTATAGATAGTTTTATAACACCCGAATACAAAGTATTTAAAGACCCTAAAGATATGTCTGATCTTGAAATACTAGCCCGTACAATCGAAGCAGAGGCGGCTAATGAGGCCTATGAGGGTAAAATGGCTGTAGGGTCTGTGATAGCTAACAGAGCAGCCTCTGGTAAACATGGTAAGGGTATAAAAGGTGTAATCCTTAAGAGAGGGCAATTCTCTCCTTGGAATTCTTGGACAGGATATGCAGAGGGAGAGCAAGGCAAAGACATGATGAAGTTAAAACCAAGCGAGGCATCTTACAGAGCAGCTAATGACATCCTTACAGGTTCTTATGAAGATGTGACAAAAGGTGCTACTCACTATGCAAACCCTGATATTAGTAAGCCAAAGTGGTTACCCTCTATGAAGGGTCAAAAAAGAGGTACTATAAAAATAGGAAATCATTTATTTGGTAATGCAGACAGTAACAAAACATATGATGGTTTATCTTGGGTATTAGGCAAAGATTCATCTGCACCTAAAACATCAAAACGCCCTAAAGCAAGGCCTACTGGATTAATGGCGGCTCCTGAGTAGATATGTTTGGCTTACCCCTAGAGCTAATAACCATGCTCTTCTCAACAGTGTTGGGGGGAGTAATGTCTATATGGGGGCAGTCTAATAAGAATAAGGCAGAGCATCAGAGAGCCTTGGTAGGTGCGGTAAACCAAGCTCGTGATCACGGCAAGACAGATAAGCACTTTGCATGGACTAGGCGTATCATAGCTTTATCTGCAGTGTTTAGCATTATCGTATTGCCAAAGCTAGTAGCAGTGTGGTATCCTGATGTGAACGTGATAGTAGGTTACACTGAAATGAATGGCGGTTTATTAAACTGGCTGTTTGGCCCTGCAGAGACGATACAGTGGAAGTACGCACAGGGATTTGTAATAACACCTTTAGATACACATATAGTTTCAGCCATTGTAGGTTTGTACTTTGGCGCTGGATTTACAAAATAGGATATAGAGATGAATAAAGGACAAGCAATGATGATAGAGGGTCCAGTACCGGGCCAGTCTCTAACAGATGAACCTAAAGCTTTTGCTTGGGAGCAACCACCTCACCTTAACGATGAGGAGAGTGTCTTTGATTACTACGTAGAGAAGATGTCGGATGAAGAGGTTACAGACAATCTCTTGGGTATGATGGACTTAGGTATGCCTATTTCTATTGTAGCAGACTCAATGCTTAGTAAGGGTGTCATGGATGGTATTCACACTATTGATATGAAGCTGCTTATGAAGGATAAACTTGGTAAAGTTATGAAGGATATGGCAGAGGAAGCTGGTATCAACTACAAGCTTACCTTAGATGACTATCGTGACAGAGACAGCGAAGCTAAAACTAAGCGCATGAATATGTTAGCAACTAAGCTTAAGATCCGTAACAAGACCAAGATGGATGCAGGTGATGTTATTCAGCAACAAGTAGTAGAAGACATTAGTGAAGAGCCTATGGAAGCAGAAGAAGCTGCACCACAGGGCTTAATGGCAAAGGAATAAGACATGATACAGGGCGCATTTGGTGCAGGTTTTGCAGAGGGTTTCGGTACTAAACTAGCAGAGGATATTACTTCTCGCCGTAAGCGTAGAGACAAGTATGTAGATAACATTATTGATAATGCTAAGTCTCTTGCTCCTGCATATGCTCAGTCTGAGGCTGAGATAAGCAACATGGAAAATATGATGTCGCAGATGGGTGAAGACTTTGGTATCACATCTGATGAGTTTATTGGCTTAGCTCAAAACTATGACATCAATGAGATCTATAAAAATGTATATACTGCTAAAGGTGTACTAGAGAAAAACAACATTTCAGGCAGCATTGATAAGTCTATGATTTTGGGTAGCTTGAAACTACCAGAGAACTTTAAGCTCCCTAAAGATGTATCCCCAGAGAAAGCATTGCGTATGATCTTTCAGGGTGCAGCAGCTAATCTAGCACGTGACCCTAATAACAAATCTGAATCACACCAAGCAGGTTCCTTTGGTAGGGCTGTAGCTGATGTATTAGCTCTTAATCCACGTGCCACTGCAGAAGATATTACATCTGGTATGCAGGTTGCAGGTATTAACGTTGATAAGATTTTAGCATACAAAGCATCTGGTGGTGTTAAGCAAGAACCCTTTGACATTGATGCTGCAGGGCCTTTCGCTAAGGTTAACATTGAATATGATGCTAAGCAAGGCAAGACAACTGCTAATGCTTACAGAGGAATGTTTAGCAAGAAGTTTGCAGGTACAGAAGACTTTGAATTACTTACTACTAATGAAGATATATTTGCTGCAGCACAAGCTAACTTTGGGTCTGATAAATCTGCAGATGCTATCTATGATGAGGTATTTGAGGCAGGTAACACTATGGCAAGCCTAGAGCGGCAGCTTATAGGTAAAGGCT